GAACTTGAGACTGGTATGACAGAGAATGAAAGTGTAACATGGGCGGTCAGGTCAGCGATTGAAGCCGCAGTGTATGCTCTCATCGAACAAGGAGACGAAAGAGGTTTCTGGAAAATAAATTATCCGTTAGAATCGGATAACACTACACTAGGTACAGTCGACGGTGCTAACACAGAAGAATTAAAAACTAACCCATCCAACGACAAAAAGTCGGCGGAGGATAATGAGAATGATTAATCATATATGGAGAATATAATGAAGACTTTTACACGCAAAATGATTGCAGGTGTCTTCGCTACGGTTTGCTTCTTATCAATGAACTTAGCTAGTGCAGATAACGAAGTTTTAATCGAACAAGTTGGTGATAACTTAACCTTAACTATCTTACAGGCTGGTTACGGTAACAGTTTATCCGGGGATACAAGTCAAAGTACGGACTTAACACTTACAGGTGGATCGTTAATTGTAGACTTAATACAAGACGGTAACTTGAACGAGATGTTTGGTGCGTGGATTGCTGACGGAGACGGCACAGCAGTTCTTGACTTTTACTTCCAAGGCGATAGTAATATTTGGGATATGAACATGGGTGCTACAGGTAGTGCTGATTACAACGACATCTTGTCAAACATAGTAGGTTCTAGTAACTTATTTGATATAGATATCGGTGGTAATGCAACTGCTGAAAGCAACAACATGGATCTAATTATACTAGGTGACAGGAATGACTTTTCAACTAGTTTTACTAACAGCAAAGTATGGGCTGCAGGTTCTGGTAATAACAGTACTGGCACACAGACTTTATCAGGTATAGTAATAGATTCAAGTAACAATGTTTGGAACTTTGATATTACAGGTGACGACAATGCATTTGCAACAAAGCAGGCTAGTAATGACGGCAACAGCATGACTGTAGAACTCATGGGTTCAGATGGAGACTTCCAACTGATACAGAACATGACTGCTACATGTACACCAGCATGTGCTGGAGTTATCAATTTAGATATTGATAGTGAAAATGCATCGGTTAGCGTTGTTCAGCAAGACTAAGTGGCTTTTGCTACTTGGTTGCATTGCAACAAGTTCAATAAATGCCGCTGAGAATATTGGCGGCATATTTGAACAATCTGGATCAGTAGGTAAAATTTCAAGAACCACAGGTGAAACATTACAAGCAGAACTAGAAACAGATATTGTTAGTATGGACGAAGTAGAAACTGCTAACGGTAGATTAAAAATTAAATTCATAGACGATACGCAAGTTAGTCTAACAGAAAATACATACATGGAAATTAACGAGTATGTGTTTGATCCAGACCCTAATAAAAGTAAAATGGCTTTAAATTTTGTGTCAGGAACAGCAAGATTTGCAACAGGTGGATTAGGACTTGTAGCAAGACAAAATATACAAATACAAACCCCCACAGCCAGTATTGGTATTAGGGGAACAGATTTTACTACCACAGTAGACGAACTGGGTAGAAGTCTTGTAATATTATTACCAGACGAAGATTGTACAGACAAAGTTAAATTAGAAGAAGGTTGTGCTCCGAGTGGAAGTATAACAGTTACTAATGATGGTGGTACACAAATATTAGATGAAGCATACCAAGCAGTAATGGTAAGCACATTTGAAACTATACCAACGTCACCAGTTAAGTTAGTAAACTTAAATTTAGATATGATAGACAATATGTTTATTGTATCAGAACCAAAAGAGATTACAGTAGCACAAGAAGAACAGCAGGACCAATTAAAAGGAGATGCTGGGTTATTAGATTTTGATGGATTAGATCAAGATTTTTTAGATCAAGCAATATTAGAAGAAGATACAGAACAACAATTTGAATTTTCTGAGTTAGATATAGATTATTTAAATGTAGAGTTTTTAACCGATTTACTTGAAGTATTAAGTGACGATATAGACGCACTTGCACAAGAAGAACTGTCAAGTGGCTCTGGAGACAAATTAATAAGTCAACAATGGGGTCGAGACCCTAGTAGTCAGTTTAATAATTTTCCAGAATACGACGGTAAAGTATTTTTTCTAAGAGAGGTTAATAATAAAATAGGAATAAAATTAGCACAAGGCTCTATGGCTCAAATTATTATTAACGATTCAGATACAGGAGAAACGGTGTTTTGCTTGAACCAATGTGAAAGCATATACATTAGAATTACACAAAATGATTAAAAATATATTAAACAAAATAACAGGAACTCATTTAGGCATACTAGTTATGGTAATGTTCTTTACAGCACAGGCATGTTATGCACAAGATAACGAAGTCCATATAGACCAGCAAGGAAATAACCTAACACTAGATATATTACAAGAAGGATACGGAAATAAAGTTGGATCTTTAAACAACGCAATAGGTAACGCCTATCTTAATGGTGCTACAAATACAGTAAGCCTACAACAAAGAGGCAACAATAATGTTTTAGGTATATGGACTAGTGGTAGTGATCAATCATTGGATGGCTATGTAGAAGGTGATAACAACAAATTATTTTTAGATAACCATGGTAACTATGGTCAACTTAAAGCAGACATAATGGGTGATGACAATTATGCTTGGTTAGAGCAAGGTGGCTCTAACAACCTTCACACTAATAATGAAATACAACTTTGGCAAGCAGGCGATGATCATTATGCTTACCTCGAAATATTTACTGGTAGTAATAATAGTATCGATGCTTTCCAAGGTGCAGGACAGGATAACAATTATATTTTTGCTTACATGGGTTCAGGTTCAGATAATAATGATCTCAGAATATGGCAAGGCAAACATTCAGACGGCACAACTGATGTAGATGAAACAGGCGACCATGAAGCATACTGGACTGTGACTGGAGATAATAACACGTTAGCAAGTTATCAAACAGACACAAACAGAAGTGGTGGTGGTGGAGCAGGACATCATTTAGCAAATGTTATTAGTGGTGACAGTAATAGTGTAGAGCATATACAAATGGGCAAAGCAGGACACGATGGCTTTATAGAAGTAACCGGTGACAGTAATACTGTGGATTTGTATCAACGAGGTAACGGTGGTGTTAAATGGGCAGACATTGTGTTAGATGGTGACGGCCATATTGTGGACGTTGATCAACGAGGCAGTAATTCCGCAACAGCGGCGATTGATTTAACATATGGTACTGGTGCTTACACACTTAACTTACAACAAAATATGACATCATCGGCAGGTACTTACAGCATCACAGGTATATGTTATAACACAGCAGGGTGTTCAATAACAGTGAACGGAAGCAACTAGGAATAACATGGCATACGACAGAGAAACAATAGAACTAGTACCATATTCATTTAATAAGGATTTTATATTAGTTTGTTCTATAGGCTTAAACATAGGCTTTGCAATAGGATTACTTCTAATCTAGGCCGCTAACCCATTGATCTTCGCTGATCATTATGGTAAATACTATTGTAATATGCATACCGCATGTTACAACAAACTAAGGAGAACCTTATGAATAGACTATTCACTATTCTAGCAGGTCTCAGTTTGGTGGTATTTTTACCGTCATGTGCATCAGTTGGTGCAGTTATTGAAGGTGGTAAAGAGTTCACAACCGGCGTAGTAGATGGATCTGTTAATGCCGTTTCGACTGTAAGTCAAGCGGTTTTAAAAGATGCTTCTAGCATAGCAACTACAGCAGCGGAAGCAGCTAGTGGTGTTATAGAAACTGTGGAACAGGAAGTCGATAAACAAACTGACGAATTGCAAGAACCAAAAAAGGACTAAGCCTTTTGTCTCCACGAAAGGAGAAGAAGGCAGATAATGAGAGCGATATAAAAATGTTAATCCAACAAATTAAAAAATATTGTTCTGAAAATCCTCAGGAGTGCGAGTAAGGTGAAAGCGGCAATGATAATTTCGTTGTCGCTTTTATTTTTTAGTACAAATGCATTCAGTTTATCATTAACTCAAAAACAATTTATACTAGCCGGTAATTATTGTTGCTATAGTGAAGAAACAATAAACGGTGTACTATTAGAACAGTACAAAATGCCTAGGCATAAAACCCACCCTCAACTTGATTTAGACTTTACATTCGAACCAGCCGATAATCTACAATGGACTATATTTTTTACATTACAAATATTAGATGTATACACAACCAAAGAAGCATTAAAATATGATTGTGTAGAAGAATTAAATCCTCTATTAGGTAAACGGCCTTCAACAAACGAAATAATAATGCTAAAGTTAATACTACTAGGTCCTACACTGTACTCACAGTGGCGTGATATTGAAAACAAAGAGCTATACGCACCAAATTTTATTATGGCTCATGTGATTGCAAATAACTATGATGTGCTATCTTCGGCCAGAAGCAAGTGCAATAAAATACGATAAATATTGATATGAAATGGTTATACAGCGGTTATGCCGTAGCAATATCTATAGTATTACTTACAGCTCTCAAAGTTGCTGACCCAACACCAGTTCAAAGTCTGCGTTCACAGACATTCGATTACTATCAACAATTAGATGAAGTTAAACAAAGCAACGAAGTTGTAGTAATAAACATTGGCGAAAAAAGCCTACAGCAATGGGGACAATGGCCATGGCCAAGACAGAATTTTGCACAACTAATTTCGGACCTAAGAAACAACAATGCAGGAATGATATGACTAACAGTGATGTTTCCGGAAACGGATCGCTTTGGGGGAGATCCAGTACTTTCAAGTTGGATCAAAGACAACGGCATAGTTTTATCCCAGACCCCATCTACAAGAGGAGTGAAGAGTACCGGTCCTCACATTGGTACAGGAACAATAGGCCCAGTACCCGCTACCAATTACTTGCTGACATGGCCGAATCTCGTAACGAATATTGAACCACTAGAAAGTGTAGCCGCAGGTATAGGTGTTGTAGCAAGTGCCCCTCAGCCTGATAACCAAACAAGAACTTACCCATTAGCAATTGGAGTAGAGGGAAAGATATATCCTAGTTTTGCAATTGAGATGTTAAGAACTTATACTAGTAAGCCTAGTTATATTTTAAAGACATCAGAAATTGGAATACAAGAGTTTGCAGTACCGCCATTTAATCCAATAGTAACAACACCTAATGGTACTGCATACATACGATTTAATAACACTTTTGAAGAACACGAATATGTAGATGCGAGTGAACTGCCTAACCTAGGCGGAAAGTTCGTTATTGTGGGTGTGAGTGCAGAAGGCGTTGCCAATCCGGTACCCACACCTAGAGGCAACGTACTACCACAGCAAATACAAGCGTCTATGTTGCAAAATTTTATAGACGGGAGTAACATTACCAGATCTGAATTATCGTTGCTTACAGAGCTTGTGTGTGCGTTGTTGAGCATGATATTAGTTGCTCTAGCAATATATAAGTTGCCCATATGGGCAGGACTAGTAACTACAGTTACTATTATAGGCGGAATTGTATATTATAGTGTACATTCTTATACTGCTAATCTTGTTTTATATGATGCTACATTTCCTGCAATAGCAACCTTTTTAATATTTACACAGGCAAGTTTTAATAACTTCTGGATACAGTTTAAACTACGAGCAGAAATACAAAAACAATTTGCCGGATATGCCTCACCTACAGTTGTTAGAATGTTGCAAGAAAATCCAGAACTAATTAAACAAGGTATGAAAAAAGAAGTTAGTATATGCTTCTCAGATTTGCGTGGCTTCACCCCACTAGGAGAAAGTTTTGGTGATGATGTTCAGGGACTAACAAAAATAATGAATGGTTACATGGACGCCATTACACAGCCTATACTTGATGCCGACGGAATGGTTATCAAGTATATTGGCGATGCAAGTATGCACATACACAATGCACCAATGGACGATCCTGATCATCCTGCAAGTGCTGTGAACACAGGACTATTAATGCTTAGAGCAGTAGAGGAATTCAACGATAAAATTGTTGCAGAAGGTAGACCGCCAGTTGGTATGGGTGCTGGTATTAATACTGGGCTCGGTTATATTGGGGAGATGGGCTCCACTGCCAGACATTCATATGACATACTCGGAGACGCAGTTAGTACTGCGGCAAGAATAGAAAGTAAGTGTAAGGAATATGGTTGCTTGTTGTTAGTGGGAGGAGACACTTACAAGCACACAAAGGACAAATTCTTTTACCTTAAAGTAGATGACCTAGCAGTAAAAGGAAAGACTGTGGGCATTGAAATATACACAGTACTTGATATTAAAATAAGCAAGTATGCAAAAGCCAAACAGATGCATGAAGATATGCACATGCAATATCGTAAACAAAACTTTGACAAAGCAATTAAATTATGTGAGCAACTACATGATGCCTTTGAAGGTAAGATGAAAGGTTATTATGATATGTGGATCGAACGTTGCGAATTTCAAAAGACTCAAACACTGCCTAAAGATTGGGATGGCGTTTTCATAGCCACAAGTAAATAATTACTCAAACATAGAAGCGTCTATGTCTCTAAACACAGTTGCATAATGTCGGAAGTCGCTAATAGTTTGTTTAGCATGAAATAGCTCGAGCGGTATATCGGCAGAGTTTTTAACTATTGGCAAATAGTATCTAGCAATAATTTTTTCTAATCGAGTCACATCTTTTGTTAGAGCATCTTCGAGAATATTTCTAAAGCCTTTGTCTGTAAGTAATTCAACCAGCCAGACATGGTAGTCGTTTTCACTACTAAAAGTTCTTTTTACTTCTCGTATCTCGTAATACAATGCTCTTAACGGATTTATACCCGGTCTATACTTGTTCATAACATGTTCAAATATAAACGCTTCATGCTCCGAAGACAAATCATTCATCACAGCCACATACTCTTTTTTCAACGCAATACGCAAACTTGTTATACAGTTTGTTAAAGTAGTATCATAGTTACTCTTTAAATGATCTGCAATTAGTTTGTGTTTAGGTGTGAGTTTATCGTAATAAGCATTGAATACTTCATCTAAGTTGTATGCTCCATTTAACAATAAATGTGGTAATGTTTCTGTACGACTATAATTCTCTAGTTCGCTTTGTATTCGTAGAACTTCGAAGTCTATTACTTCGCCTTTCATAGTGTATATTTATCCGGAGTTTACTTCCAGAATAGTATGTATTTTCTCTGAACCTTTATTGTTAACAAGAGTAACTTTTGCACCAGTGTGCAACGGAGTAGGCCACCAGTCAATGTCTACCCAACAGTAACCTGCACTTTCGTTGTTTAGTATAGGTGAAAATTCGTTGTCTACTACATATATGAAACTGTAGTAAAAAAACTTTTTATCTTTGCTTTGGAATACATCAATAGGATTTAATTTTTGAAGTTCTGGAACGAACCCAATTTCTTCTTTTAACTCTCGTTGGATACAAGCATATGGCGTTTCGGCTTTATGCATGGTGCCTCCCCAGAAACCCCATGTGTTTTTAAATCTCTTTTCAGCCTTTCTTAATTGAAAAAGACATCTTCCTGTGTCTTTAGCAAGAAATAAAACTCCTGCTGCTGTAGTCATTTATTTTCCTCTTAAAGCAACAAACGCCAAAAGGTTGCATTGTAAACACCTTCGTGACTGCTAGTCCAAGAACCATTGGACCATTTATATTGCTTATTTGTGTATGTGTTTGTTGTATATTGTAAAGTATCAATGTTACTAGCATCAAAAGATACTACCCATTTTGTACCATCATATTCTATAATATCATTTTCATTAGCCTCAATATCCCAATTAGGATATCCTGACTTTGTAAGTGTTTCTGTTATTAAATATCTTTGTCCTGTTTCTGCTGATGCTAAACTGCCATCGCTTGGATACGATGTTCTAGGATCTAATATTTTATCTACATTGCTTAATGTATCTGCTGGAAGTGTTTCTGGGTCAATATTAAATATTAATTTTGTTGGGTCAATTGTGTTATATGATACACTTCCTATAACAGCATCTAAATCATTATCGCTGTCATTAGTTAAGTTTAATTTAAGTTTAGATGTTGCTGTTAACTCGCCTTGCATCTCTATTAAGTCAGCCCAATGAACTCCGTTGTATGCACTATCTAACAATACCGCACTAGCACCGTCAATTTGTAATTTGTAATCACCTGGTGTTGTAACAATTTCAGCAGTGTCTGGTACCTGTGCAAAAAAGTCTGCTAAGTCTGAATCAAACCCTAAACTATCTATATCGTTTGTTTTGTGTAAGTCAGTTACTATTTGTTGTATAATAGTTTGCTTCTTAACTTTAGCAGGTGGACTAAGCCAAATAGGTATTGCAAAACTCATTGTTGCAACATCAATTGATTCGTCAACGCCTTGCGGTATACTTCTACTGCTCCACTGCACATCAGTTAATTCAAGTTCAAATATATTAGTCCAATCTAATGGGTTATTGTTTGATTGTAACTGTATAGTAGGATTGAATAATATCATTAACTGCTCTAATATTTGCAGTTTAGTATCAGTGTTGGTTGTCCATATATCTACTTGTAATGTTAAATTATACGGTACAGGCATATATCGCTGTACAGTGTACAAGTTTCCTTGCCCTGATTCATATTGTCCTGTAGCAGTATTAAATTCTCGTTCAGCAACCTGTGAAGTTTTCACAAAGTTAGGCTCCATGATTCTATCTCTAGCAACCTGTAAACTCTGTATACTACATGCTATAAAAGGCGCACTAGCAACAACATTCTCTGAGTTATTGCGTAGTATTTGTGCAACCATTCTACTTTGATCTGCATAACGGCAAGGCACAGTATTGTAGTGTACACCATTAGATGTATTTTCTGCTACTTGAAAATGTGAAAAGACTCTGATAAGTTGTTGCAAGTATCTTTTAACTTGGCCATCGTACCAGTAATCTAAGTTTTTCTTTGCCATTATATGTTACCTTTGTTATCCAAAGTCCTTGAGCATCTTTTTGATTTCTAAAGCATGTTGCTCTTCCATACCAATTAGACCTCTAGCATATTCTTCTAACATAATACTCGCATCAGCAACTTCATTTAATAGTTCCTTGTACTTGCTGACAGCATTCATTTCGTGTTCTAAACTTTCGGTGAGTATCTGTAATACACTGTGATCGTGATTCTCTTCAATTTTAGAAATCTTTTGGCTTGGATGACCTTCGAATCCTGTTATAAATTCGCCTGCTTGTAATGCATGTTGTAAACTTTCATTTGCTTGTTCTTGCAAAAAAGTTACAATAGGTAATCTATATGGTCCAGTAATCATCAATGAACTGTGTGCGTATCTTACAACACCAGCCATTTCTAGTTCTACTATTTCATTTAATAATTCGCAAACTCGTTGCTCATTAAGTTCTCTCATCTCTTCCATAATGCCTTATACTTGTTCTAATCTTACCATTAGTCTTTCAGCACGGTTAGTTACCTGTTTGTGCCAGCGGCTATCTCTGCCTTCTATTCCTGCTTGTTTCCAATCCTGAGCTTCTAGTGCTTTACGGAAGTTTTGAAACTTGCCTAAACGAGTACGACCCATATTGAACATCATGTTCACTAAGATCTCTTGCACTTCTCCTGGCCATTCATTGAACTGTTCTCCATATAAAGCAACACACTCACTAATTGAGGTGTCAAGGTCACGTTCAAAGCAGTCTCTAACTCGCTCTTCTGAGACAGGTGTTCCGACTTCTTGTCCAAACTCTGGATCTGATTCAAGGACCAGGTGGCCAACTCCGAAAGTTGGGTAGCCCAAATGGTCTTTATAAATTTCATAAACAACTCCTTCGTCAATTTTTAGTTGTTCAAATACTGATTCTCTGTTCATTTTCTTTCCTCTGTTAAAAATACTAAACATTAGTTATCCGTCTTAGGCTTAACTACCTGGCTTAGATTGACTTTTTCTCCTGTAATAGTCCCGTCTGCGTTGCTAACAAGGTTTTCATTGTTAATAAAGCCTGTAAGTATTCTATTTGCAGCCGTCCACGACCCACTGCTATTTGATTTAATAAATTTCCAACGAGAACCTTGCTTTTCGAAT